ACACACTATACTAGTCTTGTAGCTCAACCGTACCAATACCGAGCTCTCATCGCGATCGCCTTGGCTACGGTTGGCTACAAGGGGGGTAATGAAATATCCCCCTTGATTCCCAAGACTAGTATAGTGTGGCTACACTTGGCTACAGGCTACACCATTTTTTTGCCTTCCGCCGTTCCGTGTGACTCACCTTCTTTTTTTGCCTCCCCTATTTTTTTTTCCGCTTCCCCGCAGGGGGGCGACGAGCGCCCCGCGCTGGAGCGCAGCGCTGCGATCAAGCCGGACTCGTCTGAGGATGAGGACGGGGAGGACCTCCTCGCGGACATCCTCGAGGACAAGGCCAAGAAGGCACGCGCCTTCGCCTTCACCATCCAGCAGGGCAAGGTGGAGAAGGTCTACGACGCGGACGGCGTCGCCCTGGAGACTGCGTGCCTCCAGTGGGACGTGGACGCGCGCGCGATCATCGAGATCATCGACAAGACCTCGGTGCGCTACGCGTTCCAGTTCGAGCAGGGCGCCCGCGACGGGCGCTTCCACGTGCAGGGGGCCGTGCAGTTCAAGACGCCCGTCACCGTGGCATGCGTCAAGCGCAAGCTGCAGATGGCCTGCCCTGGCACGAACCCGTTCGTCACCATCATGTCGGCGCAGGATGGCACGCGTGGCTTCACCTACTGCATCAAGGAGGAGACGCGCATCCTGCCGGCTACGGCGCACCTCCTCCGCATCCGCGACGACAACTCCGGGCCCTTCTACAAGAACGTCACGCTGCCCGTGGTCGAGCTCAAGCCTGAGTACACCTACGAGCAGATGCTCCCGTGGCAGAAGGACACCTACAACTGGCTCATGGGGCCGCCGTCCGACCGCGAGGTGCGCTGGATCATCGGCGAGAAGGGCGGCGAGGGAAAGTCCGCTTTCATGCGCGACATGTGCATCCGCGGCGGCTTCGTCTTCGCCTGCGGCAAGAATGCCGACATCGCCTGCGCCATCGTCCGCCACATCAAGGGCGACCCCAAGAACAAGATCCCGCCCCAGCAGCTCAAGGGCGTGATCATCGACGTGCCGCGCGCCGCCACCACGGGTGGCGTGCACGCCGTGTCATACGGCGCGCTGGAGCACCTCAAGAACGGCATCATCTTCTCGGGCAAGTACGAGTCCGGAATGCTGGCCTTCCCGCGCATCCACGTGCTGGTGCTGGCCAACTGCCACCCGGACGTATCCCAACTGTCAGCCGACCGTTGGAAGGACTCTATCCTGGAGATCAAGGAGGACAAGACGCTGTCTGTCTACAAGAAGATCGCACCCGTCTTCAAGACGATGGTCCAGAAGACGCGCGACGAGTTTGACGCCTAATTTTATCTTGTTTTTACAAAACACTTTAACACCCAATCAACGGATCTTCCGTTGGGCCCTACAAGGGCACTCTTATCGCGATAGCTCTGATCTATCACGAGTCGGGGGTTTTCCCGACATATGCGTCGGTATCGGTGCACCATCCGCATTGCTTTTGAGAAGTTTTTGCTAATCGTGGCAGCCCGATCCGAGGGGAACACGCCGTGCCAGGTGAAGAGGTCTGAGTCATCGGCGCGATGTTTTCGTTCTGGTGGGGGGGCGTGAACGGCATCGATGTCACGCTCATCGCCTGAAATCGTCCCGTCACGGAAGAGAGTGATGGGTCCATATCGACCATCGACTTTATATGAGGCCAACTCGGGGTCAGACCGAGCCCAAAGCTTCCACCCGCCGTCGACATGCTCGCGGGCGAAGGTGATGCCACGTGGCTCGGGCTTGTGCCTGGGGCCAAGCCTGCTGGCCTTTGCGTCGAAGGCTCGACGCGCACTCTGATACTGCTTATGTACAGATGCCAAAGCAGGTTTAATACTCGCAAGAGTAAAGCGGAAACCACGACCGCCAGAGCCACTGTAGTGGCTGATACCTCCATACGTTCCTGTACGGGGCATGAGAACAACATTTTGTTCTGCACACCCAAAAACTTGAATTTTAATTGATACTTACCTTTTGTTCTGTTCTAAAAAGAACAAAACGTCTTTCGCCACTCCTGTACGGGGGACAAAGAGAAATCGTGACGAAACAGCTACACAACAAAGACCAAGACAAATGGACGGAGGCGGTGTCAATCTGATCAGCCCACCCAGACGGTTTAACCGCAAGAATTACCACAAGAAGACCGTGTACGTGGACCGCGCGGACCCGGCAACGCTCGCACGCTACGGCCCGACAGCTGCACGTGCAACTGACGCCCAGATGCAGAACCGCATCATGGATGGGTTTGGTGGTAACGGGCGCTACAAGCGCAAGCTGCGCTCGTACGACCAAGGCGGGCGGTCTCGACGTCGGGCACGGGGGATGGGGCTTTATACGGGTGGGGGGGACTTCTTCAGCGACGCGTGGCGGGGCACGGCGGGGCTGAGGGGGATGGCCGGCCGCTGGCTGGGCCAGCAGTCCGGCATCCTGGGCGGCCTAGGCCGCCTGTCCCAAATGGGCAGCGCCGCAGGTATGGGCGCTTACGACACTGCCGTTTCTAATGACATCGTGGACGGGGGGACTGCACAGGGCATCCCCAATTTCTCCTCTGGGGGTCCCAACACCGTGGTCATTTCGCACAAGGAATACATCTCCGATGTGTTCGGGCCGTCAGAGACCGGCAGCTTCCAGAACACGGTGTACTCCATCAACCCGGGCATCGAGCGCACGTTCCCGTGGCTCTCGCAAGTGGCAGCAAACTACGAAGAGTACACGCTCAAGCAGTGCATCTTCACGTTCCGCTCCACGGTGACGGACTTTGTGGCCACCAACGGTCAGGTGGGCACCCTGATCATGGCCACGCAATACAACCCGTCCGACTCGCCTTTCCAGAGCAAGCAGGACGCTATGGAATACGACCTGGCAATGTCCGGAAAGTGCTCAAGCAACATGCTGCACGGCGTCGAGTGCGACCCCGCGCAGCTGTCCGGGGCACCCGGCAAGTACGTGCGGGCAGGCCCCGTCCGCAACGACGACGACCTGAAACAGTACGACTGGGGCAACCTGAACTTGGGCATCTCAAACGTGCCCGATCAGTTCATCAACCAGGCTCTGGGGGAGCTCTGGGTGAGTTACACCGTCGAACTGCGCAAGCCCAAATTTTTCGTGAGCCGCGGGCTAAACATCCTGCGCGACACCTTTGTCGCGCAGAATGACACCGGCGTCCCAGCGCAGATCGGCGACCTGACGATGGGTGCGGGTCAGCAGAACCGCATTGGCGGCTCTCTGACCCGCAAAAATTCTGGGCAGTGGGTGTACACGTTCCCAGCAACCTTTTCCGGCACCGTCAAAGTGCGCCTCACGGCGACACCAGACGCTGGCGTGGTCGCTGCGACTGGCATTGGATGCGTGCTAACCCCCACATCTAACTTGCCGACAAGCCCATCCAGACCGTTCGGCATGGGCTTGATCCCCGTCAACGACATTTTCAGTGGCAGCATTTGGTCCTACGAACTGTTCGGACCGACGTCTAGCGCCATCACAGCACCGCCGGCGTGGGTACCCGCAGTACCGGCACCGGCTTCCGCCATTGCCGAGATGCACCTTCAAGTCATCACACCCACGACCAGCGGCGTGGTGTCACCGGGCACGATTGTGGACAACCAAATTACGTTCGCATTCGCAAACGCAACCGGTGCATGGCTAGACTGCGAATCCTTCGCACTAGATGTGGAAGTCTACAACACCGGGTTCAATTACCAGATTCCGTTCCCTGGGAACACTCTGGTAATCGAAAATCCGACCACGTCCCTAATCGAGACATGGCCGTAGATAAGTTCATTTTCAAAGTTGCAAACCGAAATGCACTTACCTTCTGAAACCGAAATTAAGAGAAAAGTTCTAGTCCGCCGGACCAAAAATTCTATCAATGTCGGTTAGTCAGAACACACACCTCCCTCGGCCTTATTCGCTGCGCTACTAAGAGGATCATGTCGGGCTCACCGCACTCGTCCGACGACGAGCTTGGTGCGGTCCGGAGCGATACGCGCGCGCTCCGCGGAATCCACGCGCGCGTTCTCTCCTCACGCCCTCACTCCCTCCCAACTGCCGTTCCGTCAGACATGTCCGTCCTGGACGCCTTCCCGGGCGCGCAGGGCGGTGCAATTGGGGCCAAGGCCTCCCAGGCGCTCGTGGAGCGCCTCTCGGTCGGCGGCGAGTCCATCTCTGGACCGCGCGACCGCCGCGGTGTGAGCTGGGACGCCCGCCGTGCTCCGCCGGACGACGAGTCCCAGATGGTGCGTTTGGTATATATACCGAAACCGCACTATAGACACACTATACTAGTCTTGTAGCTCAACCGTACCAATACCGAGCTCTCATCGCGATCGCCTTGGCTACGGTTGGCTACAAGGGGGGTAATGAAATATCCCCCTTGATTCCCAAGACTAGTA